ACAACGACAACCAATCCCCCCAAGGGAGTCACCAGCTACCTCAATCCGCCAAACTTCCGGGAGGGCAGCCTGGTTCGGCATCACTTTGCGGGGTCAAACCGCTGGTATGCGCCGGATTACCGCGCGTACGGCGCCAACATTACAGCTGTGGCCGGGAATATGTACGCAATCCCTCTGCAGTTCACCATCCCCAACGCCAAGATCAACATGTTGGGGATCGAGGCCATGAATGCGGTGGCAGGGACTGCAATTCGCTGGGGGCTGTACGATGACCCCTGGAGGGATGGTTACCCCTTCTCGCTGATGCAGGAGCTGACTGCGACTGCGGCGCTCACCGTCCCGACCGCTACGGGCGTGGTGACGTCGCCTGCTCCGGCCGCTGCGGGGTCGATCAACCGGCCGATAGACCCCGGCATCATCTGGCTGGTGATGAAGTTCACCACAGTTGGAGCCGCACACACCTTCCGGTCGATTGCCGGACCGAACCTCATCATGCCGAATGTGGCTGCGAACGGCGCGGGTGGTAGCTCGCCCATGGCCTGGTTCCATACCGGCCAAGGGACGGGTGTTCTGCCAGGACGATTCCCGCTGGGCGGAAACTACGTTGACCCCGCTCCGCTGGTTTCCTTCAGGCTGGCGTAATGACGCTGCTGCTGGTTCTGCGATCTCCGGCGTCAGCTCCTACGACTCCGGTAACCAGCACGCTTGAATCTAGGTGGAATGTTCGAGCGGGGGTCACCGGATCGGCTGACTCCCGCTGGAACGTCTTGGCGTCTGTTTCCGGATCCTCTGACGCCCGCTGGCACGTTCGCAGCTCTGCGGCTCAAGCCCTAGACGCTCGCTGGAATGTCCGGGCAGCGGTGTCCCCGGCGACCCTCGAAGGTTCTTGGCGCGTGCTGAACCTCGCCACGGGGACGCTCGACTCTCGGTGGAACGTCTACGCGACCGTGTTCGGGACCTTGGATTCCCGGTGGAACGTCCGATCCGCGCTCGCCCCCGCGACCCTCGACAGCCGCTGGAGTGTGTTGGCAGGATTGACGTCCGCTCTCGACTCTCGCTGGAATGTTCAGACCTCGATCTCCAACGCTCTCGACGGCCGGTGGCACGTCCGGGCGAGCGTGGCTGCTGAGCTGGACTCCCGATGGGCGGCGCTCCAGGTGCTGAGCGTCGAACTCGACAGCCGGTGGAACGTCTACGGCGTCGCCACATCAACGCTGGACGCTAGATGGCACGTCCTGGCAGAATCTGGCGTCACCCAGGTAACCTCTGCCTTGTCCGCCCTGTGGAGCGTACGGGCCAGCGTAGCGGGTACGATGGACAGCCGTTGGCAGGTCCGGACGTTGGCCTCAAACTCGCTTGACTCCCGCTGGCACACTCGATCTTCCCTCTCCGGCTCCCTGGACTCCCGGTGGCACGTCCGGGCGGCTGTGTCCTCCACGCTCGATGGACGCTGGGCGGTGCGGACGGCCCTGACCTCTACCCTCGACAGCCGATGGCGGCAGTTCCAGCTAGCGACCAATACGCTGGAGGCGCGCTGGAACGTTCGGAGCGTTGCCCAGTCCACGCTGGATAGCCGCTGGAATGTGCTTGCTACGGCCTCGCAAACCCTCCAGGTTCGCTGGGCAGTACTGGCTCCGGTGGAATCCTCCTTGCAGGGGCTGTGGGTCGTTCGCTCGCTGGTGTCAAATCCCTTGCAGGCGCTGTGGAACATTGAGGCACAGCCGCTTCCGGTTGAGCCGGTGCCGAGTGACGTAGTTGCGGTCTTGACTGGATACCTTTCCAGCTATCCGGATCCAGTAGGTATCGTCTATGGACTGACACCTACGATCACGGCTAAGCTGGGGGATGGATGATGGACCATATCAACTCCGAAGGAGTTGTGGGGATTGGCGAGATCAACACCCGCGTATTGCGCGAAGCCCTGGTGGAGCTGGAATTTGAAAATGCGAAAGTAGCCGCCAAGGTGGAGACGCTGAATGGCGTGATCAAGTTCGCCAAAGAACACATCGACAAAGCAGGCCCCTATGACGACACCCGCTCGATGAGTGAGCTGATCGTCTGGGCCGGAGACCGCATTAGGGAGGTGCAGCAATGACCAAGCTAAACCGTGAACAGGTTGAGGCCCGCCTCAAGGCAGGACCCAAGAAGGAGACCGGTGGCAATTCGAGGCCGGACATCGCCTGGATCGAGCAGGTCTCTAAGCTTGGCGAGTTGCGTGAGCCTGACCCCTCGACAAGGCCGCCTGGATTCCTGTACGACGTGATCCTGCAATGGGAAGGCTACGCAGAAGAGCTGAATGAGGATTTCTTCGAGCACTTCCGTCGCAACAAAGATCCGAAAGCTCGGAAGTGCAACGGGAGCGCCTACGTCCGGGATCAGCGTGGAGGCTACATCGTTGATTGCGAGTGGGAGCGGCTGAAGCGGCCTTGTCTGGTGACCCCGGCGCTTGGCGCTACCGTCTGCCACTCACACGGCGCGCGGATCCCAGCGGTTCGCCAGGCAGCCCAGCGAGTGCTGGCGGAGGCGTCTGAGGTCGTGGCTCTGCGGCTGGTTCATCTGACCGGAACGAAGGATGAACTGGATGAGTCGATCGCGCACAAGGATCGGATCGCGGCGGCCAACTCAGTTCTGGATCGCGCCGGGGTCAAGGGCGGTGTCGAAGTCGAAGTGACTACGCCTGGTTACAAGAACGTCCTGGCGGCGATGTTCGAGGATGATCCGAATGGCTGATGATGCTCAAACCCGGATGGCGCGGTCTGCGAAGTTACAGGAGGCCATCAAGGTTTACCTCGATGATTGCGGATTTGAGGGAATGCTCGGCGATTGGATCTTGGTTTCTGCAGTCGTTCGAGTAGATCCCGAAGGAGAGCCGGACTGCCAATATTCCGTGGCGCTTAGCAACGGAAGTATGCTGCAGCATATCGCTATCGGACTCCTGAGCAAGGGAGTCGATACGTTGGAGGACTGCGAAGGATGAGCGGCCTCCTCCTTAACACTCCTCCACCCTCTCAGAAGCTCTACAACCATCTCTGGAAAGAGACGCTGTGGACGCCGCACGACGCCCAGCGGACGATGCTGTTCGACCGGAGCCGCAATCAGGTTGCTGCATTCGGGCGGCGTGCCGGGAAGTCCCAGACCGGCGGCAACAAGCTGGTGCCGGAATACTTCCGTGCTCTGATGGAGGCAGAGGAGCTGAGAGCCAAGGGACTCCGGCGTGAGTATTGGATCGTTGGTCCCACCTACTCTGACGCCGAGAAGGAGTTCAGGGTCTGCTGGAATGCGTTGGAGCGATTGGGGGTACCGCTCGATCATCCGGGTAGCTACAACAACCCGGAATCAGGGCAGATGCGGATCCAGGCGCTCAACGGGCGATTCGTGGTCCACGCCAAGTCTGCGCAGTACCCGCAAACCTTGGTCGGTGAGGGCCTGAGCGGCGCGGTGTTCTCGGAGGCGGCCAAGCTCAAGCCGAGTGTGTGGATCAAGTACATCAGGCCCACGCTCGCAGACTTTGGCGGCTGGACCTACTTCGGGTCCACGCCGGAAGGCCGCAACTGGTTCTATGACCTCTGGGAGCAAGGACAGGATCCTTCCCGTAGCGATTGGGCTTCATGGCGCGCTCCGGCTTGGGTCAATCCGTACGTCTACCCGATGGGCGTTGACGAGCGGCTGTTGGATTCAGCGAAGCGCGCTCGCCGGAATGGTCGGTTGTCCGATTGGATTAGCCGAGTGGAGTTCGTCGGCAACGATCGGAGCCTGCCGGATTCTCCGCTGGGGATCGATCCGGAGGTCTGGAGCCTGTTTCTGGATCAGAGCACCGAGATGTTCAACCAGGAGATCCAGGCGCTCTTCAATGAGTTCGCAGGGCGCGTGTTCAAGGACTTTGACGAAGAGATTCACGTCAATGACCAAGGTTTCCGTCCGGACTGGGCCACTTACGCTTGCTCCGACTACGGATTCACCAATCCATTCGTCTGGCTGCTTGTCCAGATCGACCCCCACCACGAACGGGTCCACATTCTGGATGAGTATTACGAGACCGGCAAGACCACCGCAGAGGCGGTGATCGACATCCGGTCCCGTGGGCTGGCACCAGCGACTCTCCGGGAGTTCTATCCGGACCCAGCGGAGCCGGACCGCACCCGGGAGATCAGCGACTCATTGCGATTGCGGGCAGGGCGGAACACCGGAATCCCCATCAACGACCGGCTGGAGTGGATCCGGAGGTTCCTCAAGACGGTACCATCTGGAGATGGCCCCGGACTGACTGTCAACCGAAAGTGCAAGGAGACGATCCGGGAGTTCGGCCAGTACAAATATCCGGACATCGCCAAAGCAGTCGAGAAGGGCAAGGCAGCCCCGGAGCTGCCCGAGAAAAAGGACGATCACACGCCTGAAGCCCTGGGACGGCTGATGAGCGGTCTGTTCGGTAAGCCTTACCGCACCACCAGGACGCGCCAGACTAAAGCAGAAATTAGAAGGTGAGGAGCGCATGGCCACGAGTCCGTACGCCAC